TATTAGCAGCGGTAGCAGTTCCCCAAGCCATAAGAGTACCAGTAGTACGAGTACCAACAGTCATTGTAGGTTCAGTTACATTCATGAACTCATCAAAATTTTGCATTGTAGATAACTCTTCAACTTTAATTGTAACAGCATCTTTACCAATAGCACAGTCTGGATTATTATTAGCACTAACGCTTAAAAGAGAACTAGACCAACTATCATCAGCTTCAACTCCATTTTTCATACGATAACCAAGTTTAAAACTATCAGTAGTAGGACTATATATACCTCTTTTAAATGGAGTCTTTTCTTCAAAGAACTTTAAATTATTAACAGCAAAATCGCTTAAACCTCCTTGTTTAATTAAATACTTATTATCAGCTGCAACATGAATAACAACTTTATGCTTAGATAAGTTAACTTCATTAGAACTATCAGCAGCCATAATATAAGAAAAACCTCCACGTCGAGTTTTATCAATAATAAGATGTAAACCATTACGTCTACAAAATTCTATAATTTGCCAAGTCCAAAATTGAGCATCAATAAAACTAGGAAAACTATAAATCTTTTTAGCAGTAGCTCCATGTTCAGTAACAATAACAGATGATTCATCCGTACGTTCCATACGAGTATAATTAAGAAAATTATAATGACCACCTGTTATCCAAACATCTTCTATACTTCCATCTGGATTTTGCCAACAAGGAGCAGAAAAACCATTACGTCGCCTATTACATTCTCTACGTCTAAATTGTCTATGAGGAATACTATCAACTTTAAATTGAGTATATTTACCTGTGGCTTGATATGTTCTAGCAGCTTCATTAAAAAGTTCAGTATTAACAAATTTGCCAGGTCTAATATTTAAAAGAAAACCACCACTATCTCCAATTAAAAAGTTATTATGAGGGTCATACCATCCACAATCACTAGCTTTCTTATACTTTTTCTCTTTATCAGGTTCTTCAATGTATTCTAGAAAAGGATATTTACCATCAGCCATAATATTTTATTTAACTAGTAAACAAACAACAAAAGCGATAGCGCAAACAACACCACCGCTTACCAAATATCTATTCTTACGTTTAATACGTTCAATAGACTTATTTAAATTATCATTTACTTTATTACTATTATCAAGATTATTTTGTAAAGTTTCAACTTCTTTATAAAGAGCATTATATTTAATCTTATGGAGATTAATTATACTATCTTGTTCGTTAATAATATCTTTATAAAGTTTAGCTTTAATAATTTTAGTATTAGCAATCTTAATCATATTAATAGGGACAAGAACAGTTGTATCAGTAGTGTTGACTCCCCGTGGAGGATGCACTACATTATCAATCTCACTCTGACACCAACTTCTTGAATAACTCCCAAGTAGCACTATCATTAAGACTAATAACTTTATCTTCAATATCTTTTTCATGTTCTTTAAGTTTATAAACTATACTTTCTCTTTCAGTTATAACTAACTGTATAGAATCAATCCGAACATGATTAATAGCAGTGTCACTTTTATTATATGAATTGGCTTCTACACTAAAACGACTTATTGATAAATACAGAGTAACACATAAATTAATAATCGCTATTATAAATATTGCTATTAACATCTTCTTCATAATTCTATACAGTATTAAGTTAATCTTTTATTTCTATAAGTTTATTAAGTAAATCAAGGTTCCATCTACCAGTTTCTTTAAGTCCAAGAACTCTTTGAGCCATCTTGATAGCAGCAACTTGACCACAATTCACGTTAGTATCAAATAATTGTTCAGCAACTCTCTGACTATTAAAATCATCAAGTTCAAATACATCCCAATAACCTATTTTATACTTTTCCCAAACAAGTTTCTGAAGCTGAACATCATTATCAAGTTTAGACTTAAACTCTTTACTACCAACAGTATAATGTTTCTTATAAGAATCAATCATAGTCCAACCTTGCCAAGTAGGATTATATTTACGACTGATACCTCTATAAGTTTCTCCACCAGCATCATCTTTATCGTTTACATAACCACCTTCTTTAATAGATAGTTTTTTAAAAGCATCTCCAAAGTAAGCCATAATTTAATTTATATAAGGATTAGTACAATATCTAAAACAATCAACAGCGTCATAATATTCATCTTCATCAAATTCTTTAATTGTAACCCAAAACCAAAGAACTTTAATTTGAACTTTATAAATCACAAATTCAAAGTCATCACCAATATAATGTTCATCGCCAATTAATCTTATATTTTTTCTACGATTAATAATATACATAATACTTTATTCTTCAAGAGTTCTACGAATCCAACCTCTAAGAAATTTGATATTGTTTCCTTTTCCGGCAATATCATTATAATATCTAATACGCTCAAGTTTATATTTAGCTACAAAATAATCAGCACTAATTGTAGTATCAGACTTATAAGCATTAAGAGAATCTTGAGTTCTACGAAGTAATTCTTTAGTTAGAACTAATTCATTAACAGCAGTAGAATCAGTAACAGGAACATAACGAATTTCAGGAACAGGAGTAATACGTTTAGCACATCCACTAGATAAACAAATAGCAAATATAACTAAAACAATAAAACCAATAATTACTCCAATTAAATTATCTTTATTTAATTTCATATAGCAAGTTTAAATTGAGTTTGAACACCACTAGCTTTAATTTGTAATTCTCTATCTTTAAGAACTTTATTAATATCATCACGTAGATAATTCATAGTAAAAAATTTAGTAGTTTCAATAGGATTTTCTTTAATATGATAAAGACCGTCAGAAAATCTTTTTGGCATACCATATTCATTAAGTTCAAAATCACTATCAATATGACATAACCAAATACCTTTAATAGTTAAACCAAGTATATATTCAACAGCAAAAGCATACATACTAAGTTGAAGATTATATATAGCACCATTACAATTAGGAAGATGATTAAGAGGAGCTAAAAGTCGTTCATCTTTATCAACCCAAACATTAGTTTGTTGTGCAGGTTTAACTGTTTTATCTTTCTTATAATAACCACTACTAAATTTTAATCCACCACGATTTGTTTTCCAATCACCTACAACAGCACAATTAGTATCTTCATTAACTAGAAGAATATCAATAGTTCCACTAATTAACCAATCTATAAGAAACATACCAATTTCACTATAAATCTTGTATCCTCTTTCAGTGTACATTTTAAACGCATCATAAATAAGAGGATAACGATTATTAGTAAGTTCAATAAAATCTTTAAGATTAAGTAATTTATAACTAGCACCAAAATTTGGAATATCAGCAATAGTAACCATTACACCATCTTCACGTTTATCAAGATAATTAATAGCTTGTTGAAACATAGATGCTCCTTTAACGCCATCTTCAAGACCATTATGAGTATTAGTTCCACGTTCACAAGCTTCTTTAGTAATAGTTGACCATTGTTCTTCTAGTTTCTTCTCACTTATTCCTAGTTCTTTAGACTTCTTTCTCAACCAATAGTTCTTATCGAACTTTGGAGCATAATTATGAAGGATAGTAGTAGTTGAAATATAATCATTACCTAGACTATCATTATATTTATGTTCTTCTTCATGAAAAATAAGTCTAATATCATTATATCTTTTATCTCTAAGTTCCATATTATTAATACCATTAAGTTCAACACTAGTTTGGACCCGCTTCGGCACTACGTGCCTACGCTAGACTCCCCGTGGAGGATGGAGTAGATTAGTATCAGCTTATTCTTCAATCATACTACTAGTAATTTCAACTCCACCTCTACCAGCAACATTCTCTTGTTCATACAGAAGATTTTCTTCAGCTACATTAAGAGCTTTAATCGTGTTTGGAAACTGATTAGCTAAATCATTAATTTGTTTCATATAACCAATAACAACTGGAACATCTTCTAGACTAGCACCATCAGATAACTTGTCATTCAACAATTCATTTAACTTGCTAGCAGCTAAAGCAACATTATGAATACCACGCTTAATATTAAGTACAGCTTCCATACCAGCTCCAGCTTTTTGATTATAATATCTTTTAATAAGTTTCCAAACAAGAATATCAGGTTGATAATTTTTAGGTAAATCAAAATTTTCAATAGCTTTCTTAAGAGCTTCTTTTTCACTAAGACCTTCTTGTAGACATGGACCTTTAGGGTCACCAAGATAATAAATAACTCCAACTTCTTTAACATACATCTCTTTATTAGGAGATTTATCTCTAGTATAAAGAAGACTAACATCTCTATCAAGAAGTTGTTTAAGTGTAGGAGCTTTTGGCATACCAGTTTCATCTATGGTCAGCATCCAATCCAATTCCAAACCGTTCATATATTTCTTCTACTTCTTCATCAAATTCAATAATTTCAAGTTTACCCATAGCATATAGCCAAAGATTAGCATAAGCAGCACTATGTTTTTTACTTAGTTTAATCCAAATAGGAAGAAGTTTCTTTTTAAACTTAAGTTCAGTCTTAATCTTTTCTTCTTCTTCATAATGTTTTTGCTTTTCTTCTTCCATAACTTTAACAGTATATTCTTTATACTCTTCTCTAGTCATAGTTTTTCTAGCTTCTTTAAAGTCTTTATAATGACTAATAAGTTTGGAACGATACCAATTCTTTTGAATAGTACCAATATGAGGAATAGCAACACATTTATCTTTTCGTATATTAATACTAGCTTCTTTTTCAAGACTTTCAATAATAGATTTACAAAGTATTCTATCATCACCTTGAAATCCAATATCATCTAATATATTATTTATATCTTTATAGATAAGAATATAATCATCATCAAAATCTTCATGAGAACTAGTATTAGCAATATTAAAACTAGTATTAGTCTTAAAATCCATAATTGAAAGTTTAAGAACTCTTCTTAGATTACTACTATAAACAAGAACACAAGTACCTATAATTTTAAATTATACATAAGTAGTTCTAAGAAGAGTTCGATTATTTAGACGAAATGGCTAATTAGCTTTTTCAGCAGAATGATAAATAAAAGGATTAATAGCTTTATGTTTATCAGTAATAGCAGCTCTTAAATCATTAATAGCTATAACTTTAAATTCAACAAACCAAACTTTTTGTCCTTTTTTATATCCTTGATTTTGTCCAAAAGTACCAACAGTAATAGAACGAGTTAGTTCAGTATCATTAGTAATATACTTATTAACAAATTGAGGGCTAAGAACATTATGTTTAAGATAAAGATGATAGCCACGTTCAAGAGTAGAACGGTCAATAATAATCTTATCCATTTGGTTCATACCAATAAGTTCAGCATCTTCTTTACTAATTTTAGCAATAATTGGCATAACCTCAACTGTACTAACTTTATTATTAATAACACCAAACAAACTTTCATTTTGGCAAAGAGCAACAACACAATAATGTTTAGCAACAACTACATTAGTAAGAACAGCGTCAAGTGCTTCACTTGTTATTTCGCTGATGTCAGTAGGTATTTGAATACCAAAATCTTTAAATTTACTTTCAACTTTAATCATAACACTAAATTATTTAGTTTTAATAATACTATCAATACCAATATTTCCAAGTTTAAGTTTACTAGGAACTTTAACTTCTTTTTTATTCCTTTCACCACTATGAAATTCTCTAGTGTATTTAGGTTTAGTTTCACTTTTATCTTTACCCATAACTTAATTGTTTTTAGCAAATGTAAGAGTTTGAATGAATCTACCAAGAGAAAAACTATTTTTAACATTTGTATCATAGAGGATTATATGATTATAAATATGCAAGTCATACTCCCCGTGGAGGATGGAGATGAGCTAGACTTAATCATATTAGTATTAATGATATTAATAGAGATAATAATATTGATTATAGTATTGATTAACTTGATGTGATTGGTACTGATTATATCCATCCTCTAAGGGGAGTCTAGCGGAGGACGAAAGTCCGGAGCGGGTCACAGCGAATCTATATAATATATCTATATATAATATATCTTTATAGTAATTATAATACATTGATTATCAATAAGTTATAATACATATTATGTATCATGTTGAATACCTAATTCTCCATCAGTATGCAAATTAAGTGGCAAAAATGACTACCTTTGTGCACGAAATCTATTCCATATTGGAATACATTTCGCTATTTCCTAGAGTAATATATTTTTATGTTGAACTTAATACTATTATTGTTATGACTTTTAAAGAAGATTTTAAACCTAGTAGAGTTTATAATAAACTTGTTATTGATGCTATTAATAAAGATATAGCTAATGATAGAAGTATTATTATACCTAATACTTTTGATATTGATGTTAAAAATAATAATAAAAAATATCTATGTGGTACTGGACGTATGGAATGTTTTGATACAGGTAAAATTATTAAAAGATATTATTCTAATGTTGGTATTAATGCTTGGAGAGAAATAGTTGAATTAAGAAGTATAATTCTTCATGAACTTTTTTATTTTATTAATTATACTATTTGTTTTAATTCTAATGTTGTTAAAATTAGTAAGGATTTATTTGATGCTGTTTGTAGGAATGGAATTAGAAGTGGATGTAATAAACGAGATTTTGCTAATGCTATTGTTACATTAGAAAAACTTAATATTATTCGTAGAACAGATAAACGTAGTATGTTTGAAGTTAATCCTAGAGTTATATTTAAAGGTGATATTAATAAATTTCATGAAATTATTACTAAAGGTAAACTTGATGATTCTAAAATAAAACTTGATAATAATGTTAATTATATAGATAGAATAGGATTAGTTAAAGATGATAATTGTATTATAATTAAAAATAAACAAGTATATAAAAGTGAACTTGATTATTTATATGATGATAATGAGAATAATGTAGATAAATCAAATAATGAAAATAATGAAACTGAAATAATTGAAGCAGAAGAAGTTGATACTGGTAAAATTGATTGGGATTGGTAATGATGATAAAGATGAAAATGATAGTATTGAAAAAGAAGGTTATAAATATAATGAAGATAAATGTAATAATAAGGATAATGACGATGATGATAGTAATAATGATGATGATTGAAAAATTGAATGTATTGATGTGATAGTGAGGCTAGTGAGTATAACCCCCGGTCATGTTAAACTTGATTGACTACCCCCGCCTAAAGTTGATAGAGTTAATGATAATCCTGCTCATTATCAACATTAAATATTTTGAGATTATTCATTTCATTACATTACTAACTATTAACACTAATCATTATGAGAACAAACAAACCATTATTGTTAGTTGCTATCATACTGATGATGCCAGCTATCATACTAGCATTGAAAGTAGAACCAACTAGTGATGAACAGATTACTGCTGTTGTATTTGGAATACTATCGGCTATTGTTAGTTATCTTAGTAGAGATTAATCTCTACTAGATGATGTTGCTCATTATCAACATTAAATACTTTGCAGTTGAAACGAAACAACTGTCAGTAATGCTACTGATTAGCGTAATTAAATACTTAATAGTCGTGCCAGACGTTAAAGATTTTGCACAAGCTGCACAAGGTGGTGCTGCTGCTCCAGAGAATGTTAACGTAGTTAATCCAACTACTAGTGTTAACCAACCTGTTCAACCTACTGTTGATACAGATAACCAAAATTCTGCGCAAGTGGAAACCATTGATGATGTTGTTAGACGCATCTGTACTGATGGTCATAGTTATGTAATGACTACTGTCATTACTAATATTGATTGTCAAGAACGTACAGGTCGTAATGGCAATTCTTATCTCAATGCGTTTGTTACTATTGCTAGTCCTGTCAAAGGTGCTCAAAGTATGCCTGATGGTACACATCGAATGGGTATGCTTGGTTCTATTCAGATGCCATTCAATCAGATACTGCTTGTAATGCGCAAAGACAAGTTCTACGGTAGATTTGTCAACTATGTTGGCGAAGCTGCTGAAGCTGGTTTTGCTAGTATGTATCTGACTGGTGTTGCTGTCAAAGTTCTTTGTCAGTTTGTACCTGCTGGTGTACAAGACCGTAATCCATTTACTCGTAAAGACAATCTTTACAATGTTGTAGATTATGATAGATATGTATATCATATTGTAGGTATCGAACAACCTACTGACCCTGTTCTTGTTGGTGCATATAATGTACTTATCAAGCAGATTATGGATGATGCTCGTGCTGCCATTGCTGCCAAGCGTGAGGCTAAAGTTAAAGCGGCTAGTTTTGTTGCTACTGTAATGAATGATGACGACATGCCATTCTAATGAACATGGTGCTACTGACCTTCGGGTTGGTAGCACTGATGTTATCAACAATAGTTTTGCTGATGCTGTTGCTAGTGTTCAACATGGAAATGCTCATTATCAACATTAAATATATTGCAGCAAACGAACTTAACAGTCTGATAAGTCTTATCAATCATGAACTAGCTGCAAGTTCTGATAAGTCTTATCCTAATATTAAACATCATGAAAGTACATCGTATTATTACTACTATTGAAGTTGAGAATGATAATTCTATTACTTCTATTGAACTTATTAATCTTCATCCTGCTAATGCTGATATTCTTCTTGCTATTACTGATATTACTACTAATGGTAATGTTGATAATATAACAAAAGTATATGATAGTGTTAATAAGAGTAGACTTGGTATTGCTGGTAAATTAAAAGGTATCGCTCGTATTATTAATGATAGTCTTGATAATTATGAATTTAATGTAGTTACTGATGATAATTCTACTAATGAAGCTAATGATGATGGAATCCTATAACATTAAGCAATAGTCCTCGCGTGCGTGTACATACGCGCGTTCCTTGGAACAAAAATTATATATACGTAGTATATATAATTAAGTGGTTATTACACGTGTGTGCGTACATTAGTGTTATAGTTGCATTTATGCTACGTATAACTGTTATTCCACAATCGGAACGTAGTTCAGTTGTGGCTAAGGATAATGGAGGCAAACTTGCCGATATTATCCGCTACCACTAACAACTCATCTTGTTAAACAAGATGATGTTGGTATGACTAATGTGAATGGTGCTGATACTGATATTGCTCATGGAGATTTACTTTCATAACATTTTGTTATACTGATATTGGTCATGGAAATAGAACTAGTGATGACTGATATTGCTAGTGATATTGCTAGTGGTATTGCTCATGGAGATTTACTCTCATAACAAAAAGTTATAGAGGTGAAATTAGAGGTGACGAGAGGTATTGAATGTGGAGAAAGAGTAAGTGTAGATGAAAGTGGTGAATGTGGATTTCGTGGAGAATGAAATGGTGGAGTTGGATGTGGTTCAAATAGGGTTAAATTGAGGTTGAATGTGGAGATGAGAGTGATTGTGGTAGTGGTGGATGTGGAGATAAGGGTGGAGATGGATATGATAAAGGAAC